CTGATGCAAAAACACCAGAAGGTGCTTCTGCATACTGGAAAGATTATGTTAACGAGTATTCAGGTTATGTTTATGCTGGTGCTGCTCTCACTGATGTAACTACAGTTGGAGAAGATCCTGGTGCTGCAGCAGCATCTTATGGTGCTACTTCTGCTGCTCCTCTTGCTCTAGCAAGAATTCTACCTACTGCAGGTGGTGCTCTATCAGGCGGTGAAGATGATTACGCATATTCTGCTGGTGAAATTCAAACAGCATATGACGAGTTTCTAGACACTGAACAGACTAATGTTGACTTTGTTCTAATGGGTGGCGATGCTGCTAACGAGACCGATACAATTTCTAAGGCACAAGCAGTTGCTGCTATTGCTAATAGCAGAAAAGATTGTGTTGCATTTGTTTCGCCATGGACTGGTACTCAGGTTGCAACATCTGGTGGTAGTGCATTAACTCCAACACAACAACTTGCAAACACTATTGCTTTCATGGATAATATTGGATCTTCTTCCTATGTTGTTCTAGATAGCGGTGTCAAGTATACCTACGATCGCTTCAATGATAAGTATCGTTATGTTGGTTGTAACGGTGATGTTGCTGGTCTCTGTGTTTCCACTTCTTCAATTCTAGACGACTGGTTCTCACCTGCAGGTCTAAATCGTGGTGGTCTTCAGAATGTTGTTAAGTTAGCATTCAATCCTAATAAGGCACAGCGCGACGATCTATACACAGCAAGAATTAATCCTATTGTTTCTCTTCCTGGTTCTGGTCCTGTACTATTTGGAGACAAGACTGGTCTTGCTTCACCTAGTGCATTTGACAGAATCAACGTTCGTCGTTTGTTCTTGAATGTTGAGAAGAGAGCAAAATCCCTTGCAGAAGGTGTGTTGTTTGAACAAAACGATAGCATTACTCGTGGAGCATTTTCTGCCTCAATGAGTTCTTATCTCTCTGAGATTCAAGCACGTAGAGGTGTAACTGATTTCCTAGTTATTTGTGACGAGAGCAATAATACACCAGAAGTTATTGATAGAAATGAATTTGTTGCTGAACTCTACCTCAAGCCAACTCGCTCTATTAACTATGTAACAGTTACCGTAACTGCTACAAGAACTGGAGTTTCGTTCGCTGAAGTCGTCGGTAGATGATAATTAGTTATAGAGAAAAAATCACGAGGTACTAACAAATGGCATTGTCAAACGTTTCTTCATTTTTACAAACTATTGGTCAGGGCGTCAAGCCCAATATGTTCTTGGTTGATGTAAAGTTTCCAGATTCTTTATCAAAGCAAGGCGAAGATTTAAATCTTACAAATATTCTTTGTAAGTCAGCAGCACTTCCAGGTTCTAACTTGGGTGTTATTGAAGTTCCTTTTAGAGGAAGAACAGTTAAGATCGCAGGTGATCGCACCTTTGATACTTGGTCTGCAACCTTCTTTAACGATAAGGATTTCAAACTTCGTTCTTTCTTTGAAGAGTGGGCAAATAACATCAACACCCATGAAGCAAATACTTCACCACTTTTCAGACCTAATAGTTCTTCAGGTTACATGGCTGATCTCACAGTAGATCAACTAGAAAAAGATGAAAGTCTTGAAGGATCTATCCTAAGAAGATACACTCTTAAGTATTGTTTCCCAACTAATGTTTCTCCAATTGATCTTGCATATGATAGCAATGATCAGATTGAAGAATTTACTGTTGAGTGGCAGTATTCCTACTTCACTGCTGAGGCAGGATCTAGAGATGGCGTATCTGGTATTGGTGTAGTCTGATAACTGATAAATAGTTGGAAGCACACAGTTGAATAGATAATCATGAGTCAGTTATTTGGCTTCCAAATTAATCGCAAGGAGGGACAGAAGGGTCAATCCCCTGTCCCTCCTAATGCTGATGACCCTATTGCAGTTGCTGCAGGTGGGTATTATGGAACATATGTAGATACGGATAATCAAGCTCGTAATGAGTTTGAGATGATTCGTCGTTATCGTGATATGGCAATTCACCCTGAAGTGGATAGTGCCGTTGACGAAGTTGTGAATGAGTTTATCGTAAGTGATGCTAACGATACTCCAGTAGAATTAAATTTAGATAATCTTGAAGTAGGTTCGGGCGTAAAAAATAAAATTCGTAATGAATTTGAACACATCAAAAAACTATTAAATTTTGACAATCGTGCTCATGAGATTGTTAGAACTTGGTATATAGATGGTAGATTATTTTACCACAAAGTTATAGATTTAGACAATCCAAAGAAAGGAATTACGGAACTTCGTTATATTGATCCAATGAAGATCAAGAAGGTTCGTCAAAAAATTGATAATACACCAAAAGATTCTCTAGCACGTGCAGCAATTAAAGGCACAGCGCTTGAGTATGAATATGGAACGTTTGTTGATTACTATCTTTATAATCCAAAAGGATTTTACAAAGGAGGTGTTCTAGGTCCAGTAGGTGATATGTCACTTTCACAAGGTGTGAAGATGGCAGTTGATTCAATTACATTCTGCCCATCTGGTCTCCAAGATCTTAACAAAAGAATGACTCTTGGATATTTGCATAAAGCAATTAAATCACTTAATCAATTAAGAATGATTGAAGATAGTCTTGTTATCTACAGATTATCACGTGCACCAGAACGTAGAATTTTCTACATTGATGTTGGTAATCTACCTAAGGTAAAAGCAGAACAATACTTGCGTGATGTCATGTCGCGCTACAGAAATAAACTTGTTTATGACGCACAAACAGGAGAGATGCGTGATGATAAAAAGCATATGTCAATGCTTGAGGATTTCTGGCTTCCTCGTCGTGAAGGTGGTAGAGGAACTGAAATCACTACACTCCCAGGCGGTCAGAATCTTGGTGAACTCAAGGATGTTGAGTATTTCAAAAAGAAACTTTACAACTCCCTCAATCTCCCCCCTTCCCGCCTTACGGATGACAACAAAGGGTTTAATCTTGGTAAGACCACAGAGGTTCTCAGGGATGAACTCAAGTTTTCTAAGTTTATAGGTCGTCTACGCAAACGTTTTAGCGAGATGTTCCATGATATGCTAAAAACTCAACTCATTCTAAAGGGCATTATTGCTCCTGAAGATTGGGAAGATATGAAAGAGCATATTCAGTATGACTATCTCTTTGATAATCATTTTAATGAACTAAAAGAAATTGAAATGATGAATCAAAGAATGATTACAGTTACACAAATGGATCCTTTTGTTGGTAAGTATTTCTCTACAGAATATGTTCGTAAGAATATTCTTGGTCAAACTGATAAAGACATGAAGGAAATTGATAAGCAAATGAAGAGTGATATTTCTTCTGGACTTGCTATTGATCCAGCACAACAAAATATGTTGGATACGATGACTGCACAAAATACTGCACTTGCTCCAGAAATTCAAGGTATGCAAGCAGATGATTCTGCAGAAAGAGAAGGTGAAGCTGCTGATGCAAACATGGATCGTGAGATCAAAAAAGCAAGAGCAATGCCCAAACCTTCTACAAATACTAAATAAATTATACTGAACTAATATTATGTCAGATCAAAATCTAGAACCAGGTGTCGTTGATATTGTTACTAAAATCAGCGACAACGATAGAGCGTCTGCTATTGACGCCATTCATGATATTCTTTTTGCTAAAGCATCTGATGCTATGGCAGACTATAAAAAAATTGTAGCGAATACATTTTTTGACGAACCTACAGAGACAGAAACTAATGAAACTGATAACGGAACAGATTGAAGATGTAAAAATTCTTACCGAAGAAAAAAATGGTAAGAAACTTCTATACATTGAAGGTGTTTTTCTTCAATCAGAACTAACAAATCGCAATGGTCGTAGATATCCTTTTGAAGTTCTTAACCGCGAGGTAGAAAGATACAACGAAGAATATGTAAAAACTAAACGTGCTTTAGGTGAACTTGGTCATCCTGATGGTCCTACTATTAATCTTGATAGAGTTTCACATAGGATAACAAATCTCCGCGCTGAAGGAAATAACTTTATCGGAAAAGCACAAATCCTTGATACGCCAATGGGTAAGATTGCCAAGTCTCTTTTAGATGAAGGTGTTCAGTTAGGTGTTTCTTCTCGTGGTATGGGAAGTATTGATAAACAAGAAGGAGTCTCTATTGTAAGAGATGATTTTATGTTGACTACTGCTGCTGATATTGTAGCAGATCCTTCCGCTCCTGATGCATTTGTTAATGGAATTATGGAAGGTAAAGAGTGGGTTTGGGATAATGGTATTCTTAAAGAAGCAAAAGTAGATAAATATCGCAGATACATCGACGAATCTCGTCGTGATCTAGAATCAAGAACTCTCAAAGTGTTTGAGGATTTTCTCTCAAATCTTTGATTCTATAAATAAACTTAGATTAATTATACGGAAATTACGAGGTAGACTCAAATGTCAGATATGCTAAACGAAAAGTTTGAGGAGTTCGTTACCGAGCAAAAGGTGATTGTAGAAGCTGGCGATCCAATGCCAAC